TTCGTCTATACTCTAATTATATCGCAGGACCACATGATCGATCAAGAGGCTTCAACGATGTTTTTAAGATTTTCGTAAAACTAACCGGACGGGCTTGGGATATACTTAGAGTAGAGGCGAAGGGAGTGAAGGGGTGCCGATAAGTAATGGAACGGCGACGGTTGGGACTAGTCCGACGCCTATCTGTACCGCGAGCGGCCCGGTGCTCCTGCAGAACCTTGGCGCTGCGGCTGTGACTATCGGCGGCCCAGCTGTAGCTGTCGGCGCGGGAGTGACGCTTCCAGCAACAATGACCTCGCCGGTGCAGGTCCCCGATCTCGGATCCAGTAGTGGCCAGGGCGGCACGATCTACGGGATCGTGACCACTGGTACGGCTCAGGTCGTTTTCCTCAACGCAGCCTTCCAGGAGTGATCGATGTCTGACGCGCATGCTCGGCAGTATTACAGCAACAGCGGTTCCGAGACCGCCGCGAACTCCGGCCCGATCGCCACGTACGACTACACCGAGACCGGTCCGGCCGCGCTCGATAGCGGCATGCCGGTCGAGCCAGTCGCTCCGCAGTCTGGCCTCAACGCGCCGCGGATGCAGGACCAACGCCGAGGTTCTTCATGAGCGATGCGCACGCCTCAAACTACTACGCGACATCTGAGCCTGTCGCGATGACTCAGGTCGGTCCGGTTGAGAACTGGAGCCTCCCGGCCGACAGCATTTCCGGTCCGGTCGTCGGCGCGGGCGGCCTCGGAACGAATCAGTCGGACTTCGCCGGCCTGTCAAAGACGCCTCCGAACGACATTGTCAACTCGTACGGTCCTCCGTTGCCGCCTGGTGACGGGCTTATCCCAACGATCTAGGAGACAGTAGTGGCTGACAAGCATGGAGCGGCTTACAACCACTCCCCGGAAGTGGACGCGAACAGCGGCAACCTGCCGTGGAACGAGACCGACGATTACGGCGGCTACGGCAGCGAGATGACCTGCCCGCCAGCGTCGCACAACGACGGTGACAACGACACCGACGACATCGGCACGTACATGCCGATCCCGGCGGTGGATGCGCAGGTCGGCAACACCAGCCGATTCACCCAGACGCGCTCCGACTCGACTTGGAGCTAGACCTCCAATGACTGTCGGGAAGACCAACGGCAACGCCAGCGTCGCAGCAACGGCGACCGTTATCTGCACGGTCGGCGCTGTTGTGGCGCTGCAGAACACTGGAGGCGTGGCAGTGACCGTTGGAGGCCCTGGGGTCACTGTCGGTAACGGCGTGGCGATCCTGCCTCCGAACATGACAGTGCCGGTACTGATCGACGAGCCGCCGTTCCACTTTCCCACAGGGCTCGTCTACGGGATCTCGGCGAGCGCCGGGCAGAACGTCAACCATCACACGGGAGCGTTCGGAGCGGCGACCGCCTGATGGAGCGAGCCGGGTACTTCTATCAGGACGATCCGCAATTCGGCATAGATGTCGAACCGGATGAGTTTGAGTACCCGGACTTCCTACTCAACCTGACTGATCGTCCTCAAGGGCCGCAGTGGCTGCAGGACTATCTGCGGTCCTTGGACAGGGCGGTACTGGCTGGCGACGAGGTACATGCGCGGGCAGCGCTGACGAAGGCCGATCCGCTGTTGTTCGCGCTCACATACCTGTCACATCACTTGTACTCCGTCGAAACGGGGGACAAGCTATCGTTCGCGGAATTCCATCTTGACCTGCTGGAGCAGGCGAAGGAGTGGTCCGAGCATTCAAGGACGCCGCGTGAGTATCGCGATTCCTATGTCGCGCCTCGAGGCGTCGGTAAGTCTACTTGGCTGTTCCTGATCCTCCCGATTTGGGCGGCGGCTCATAAGCATGTGAAGTTCCTTGTTGCGTTCTCGGACTCGGCAGATCAGTCCAAGAACCACTTGGCCACGATCCGCGGCGAGTTTGACACGAACGATCTGCTCCGGCAGGACTTTCCTGAGCTATGCGAGCCTAAGGTACGGCGGCCTGGTGGACCGGTGGGCAAGAAGCTGGTCGCGAGCCGCGTCGACATGGTCGAGCAGGCTAATGGCTTCGTGATGATGGCCAAGGGCTCAGGTACGGCGGCGCGCGGCCTTAAGGTAGGCAAGCTGCGCCCCGACTTGATCGTGCTCGACGATATCGAGCCGGGTGAAGAGAAGTACAGCCCAACTGTCGCGCGTCAGCGGTTGCGCTGGATGCTAGAGACGGTATTTCACCTGAACGAGTTCGCGCGGGTCGTTATCGTCGGGACCGTTACCGCTCCAGGTTCGATCATGCATCAGCTGGTCGAATCGGTTCTGCATCCGTACGACAATGAGGCGGACTGGATCGAAGAGCAGAACATCGAGGTGCATTACTACGCTCCGATCCTCCTGAACGACGATGGTAGCGAGCGGTCTTGCTGGCCCGGCAAGTGGACTCTCGAGTACCTCAAGAAGTATGAACACACACGTGAGTACAAGAAGGAGTTCCTCAACCAGCCGGTCTCCCTGGATGGGACGTACTGGTCGGATGAGGACTTCATCTATGCAGACCTGCCTACGGTTCGTACGGCGTTGGTGCTTGACCCTGCAGTGACCTCTCATGCGACCTCTCACGATACCGGCTTGGCAATCGTTGGCCTTTGGCACCCGAAGGCTGGGGTGCCGATGCTGGGCGAGACTGAGGTGCCAGAGCGGCTGCAGGGTCTGATACTGAACCCGATGATCGTTGTAAAGTTCGCGACGCGTGTAAAGCTGCCGCCCAAGCAGCTGCGTGAGTCGGTCCTCTGGTACCTTGAGCAGTGGCCGGAGATCGGTGAGGTCGTTGTCGAGTCGAACCAGGGCGGCGACACCTGGAAGATGGTCTTCCATCACATGCCGGTGCGGCTTAAGCTAACCTGGAGCTCCTTCAAGAAGCCTTTGCGCCTGACGCGACTGCTGAACTTGTATCAGCGCGGTAAGGTAGTTCACTCACGCCCGATCCCGCGGCTGGAGCAGGAGCAGTGCGCTTACAGTGGCGAAGATTCTGAGGAGCCGGACATCATTGATGCGGTCGAGATTGGCGCTAGGTATTTCCTGACGCCGAAGAAGATACTTCAGGGCGGTACTTACAGTTATGGTCGCCGGACACCTGCGGGGGTGAGCGACGATGGCTAACGATCAGTACACCCGAGGCGCTATGATGCCAGGGAATACCTTCCTCGGCATGGCGATCCCGCGGCCGGCTCCTGAAGCGGGAGATAGCCCTGGAGCTGACCTGTACAACGGTATCCTGAGTCTGAATGAGGCGCAGGCTGGCTACGTGAAGGCGATTCAGTACTACAACGGGACGATGCCGGAGTTCTTCACGTCGCTCCGGATGCGTATTGCGATGGGTGCGACAGGGGTCGTGTTCAACTTCAACTTCGCGAAGCTGCCTGTTGATGCGGTTTCCGAGCGTCTTGAGATCGCGTCGATCTATACGGCTGACGCTCCGTCGGTCGACATCGTGCGGCAGGTTTGGAAGGACAATCAGCTAGACCTGAATGCGCCTGACGTGATGAAGAAGGCATGCAGGCTCGGAGATGCGTACCTCCTAGTCTGGCCAGATCCTGATGGTGAGCTGGATGAAGACGGCCAGCCGAAGATTGACATCTTCTATCAGTCGCCGCGGGTCATGCGCGTGTTCTACGACGACGAGAACGAGAACAAGAAGCAGTACGCGATCAAGCGCTGGACTGACAGCATGTCCGGCTATACCTTCGTGAACTTGTACTATCCGGACCGGATCGAGAAGTATATGCTCGCTCCGGAGCCCGAGTCGGGTGAGAAGCCCAAGTGGGAAAAGCGGATCGATGATGGCGATGTAGGCTGGCCGCTAGAGAACCCGTTCGGCGAAGTCCCAGTGTTTCACTTCCGGAACGAGTTCCCGTACGGGATGCCGGAACATGTTAACGCGTTTGGGCCACAGGATGCGATCCACAAGTTGGTCGTGAGTCATATGGCTTCGGTCGATTATAACGCGTTCCCGCAGCGCTGGGCAATCATGGATCAGGATTACGACACGTCCGAAGCCGCAATGGGGGACGAAGGCGAGTACGCGTTCTCGATCGATACGGGGGCGACGCTGGATCAAGGCATGGACCCCAAGTCACAACTGACTGCGGATCCTGCTTCGGTTTGGTTCATGAAGGGGATTTCGTCCTACGGGCAGTTCCCGGTCGGCGATCCGACGGCGTTCCTAATGCCGTTCACACAGTACATCCATGCGATGGCTGTGATCACACAGACTCCGATGCATTTCCTCGATCCTATCGTGTCAAATGTGTCGGGCGAGTCTCTGAGGGTAATCGAAGCGCCCTTCGCGAAGAAGGTACGCAACCGCCAGTTGTCGTTTGGTGCGACCTGGCGGGATACGTTCAGGTTCGTGCTGAAGATAAAGGGACAGGCAAGGCCGGCGGACGTGCAAGTTCACTGGGTCCCAGCAGCGACAGTTAACGACCTGAGTACCCTGCAGGGGCAGGAAATCAAGGGTGCACTTGGCGTGCCGGACCGGCAACTCCTTGAGGAGCAGGGCTACACGCCAGAACAACTCGATTCGTGGAACGTCACGATCGAGGTAGGCAGCAAGGCTAGTCGTGCTATCCAGCAGCTGGAGTTCCAGACCGAGCAGGATACAGGCGAGCCAGGCACGAGTGAGGAGATGTGATGTCTCCTAAGAAAGAGGGCGAGATGCCAATGGACACCATTGAACTTCCGACGGAGCCAGGTGCTCTGTTGGGGTTCACGAAGCATGGACAGCCGATCTTCCTGATTGCAGGCGGCGCTCCAGGCGACGACGAGGGTGATGGCGACGGTAGCGACGACGACGCGACCGACGACGCTTCGGGTGACGGCGACGGAGACCAAGGCGATGGCGGTGCCGACGACGCCGGTACGGGCGATGCGGATGGGCAGAAGGGTGACGCTGCAGGCAAGAAGCCTCCGGCGGCGAAGCAGACCCGACAGCCCGCGGCGCAGCAGGATGCCGATGACCCAGCCGCCGGCCTGAAGAAGGCGCTGGCAGCGGAACGGGCGAAGGCGAAGGGCCTTGATAAGGAGCTCAAGGAGCTTCGACTCAAGCACGCGTCTACGGAGGAGCGGCAGCTCCTGGAAGCGAGGGAGCAGGCGGCGACTGAAGCAGAGGCTCGCGTGAAGGAGCCGCTGGTCAGGGCGCTGGCGGCGTCCGAGCTTCGAGCGGCGGGTGTCCAGACCGGCACCGCCAAACTAGTCGGACTGCTGGACCTGAGCAAGGTCGAGCTGGACGATGACGGAGACCCCATCGGGCTGACAGAGCAGATCGATGAGCTCCGTGAGGAGTTCCCGAATCTCTTCGCAGCTGCTGGCGCCGGCAGGCCGCCGAACGTCAACGGCGGTGCAGGGTCGAAGGGTGGACGCAGGAAGGACAAGGATGGGGAGCCGGACAAGCCGAAGAGCTTCGCCCAGATCCTCGCCGATCAGGTCACCGGGGCTGCTCCCGCAGGCCAGGGGATGGTAATGAGATAGGTCGGTCGCCGCTAGGGTGCCGGCCATAACTGAAGGAGGTGGAACGTGGCTGCGTCCACGTTTACCAACTGGATCCCGGTCGAGTACGGGGCACAGGTGATCCAGAAGGTCACGCAGCACAGTGCTGTGGAGACCTTTGGCCAGGAAGTCATGATGACGTCCAACTCGCGCTACGTGGCGCGGGACCAGGGCGTCCAGGCCGGGCTGATCACGAAGGGCGGCACCTACAACGTCGGCACCGGCACGCAGGGCTTCGACAACAACGACAACGCCGAGGACTCCGTCCTGCTGACCGCAGGCAAGTGGGGCACTGAGGTGGACATCGCCGAAGAGGACATCATGGACTCGCTGGCGGACATCATCAACTCCAAGTCCAACGCGATCGGCACCGCGCTCGCGAAGGTCTACGACAACGCGGCTCTCGGCGTCAATGCGGCCCCCGGGTCGACGAACGCCCAGACCACGTCGGTCTACTGGGGCCTGAAGAACGCCGACGCCTCCACTGGCTACTCCGCTGGCGCGAACCTGACCTCAGGAGCCGCGCTCTCGCACGGCGCGGTCACGTACGCGCAGCTGTCGGCGAGCCTCGGGCAGGTCGAGCAGGGTGACTACTTCAACGAAGAAGACATGATCTGCATCGCCCACCCGTACTACCGGCAGCAGCTGCGCGGGATCGTGGACAGCCAGGGGCGGCCGATCTTCCAGGAGAGCTCCGGCGGGTTCCCCGGCGGCGGCCAGGGCCCGAGCCCGGACCTCGTCTTCCGGATCCCGGTGTTCTGGAGCCTCGGCGCGGTCGTGTCGGCCACTCCGGTCAGCACGTTCGCGGTGCCGAACTACGGCGGCTCAACCGGGTCGGCCGCGGCCGGCACGGCAGGCAACCGGCTCCTGATCTTCTGCAACCGGCTGTATCTGCTCGCCGGCAAGAGGACCACGAACCCGAACAACGCGGCCGGGACTCCCGAGTTCCAGATCGTCCCGCCGATGTACTCCGGTACGGACACGACCATCCTCCGCGGTCGCATGCGGCGTGCGGCTGCGATGGGCACCGAGTTCGCGTTCTCGGCCTTCGAGGCCTGCAACTAATAGGCGTCGGGCGGCTCTCTAAGGAGAGCCGCCCCGCCTAGGAGGAGGAGGCCAGTAATGGCTGACAAGAAGGACGAAGAGGAACTGCCAGCAGGCAACGTCAAGAAGGGTGAAGAATACCCAAAGACGCAAGCTAAGGAGTCCTCGCCGGCCGAGTTCACGCGGACCTACTCGATGCACGTCTGGCCGCCACACGAGCACGTGAGCCGGTTCGACGAGTTCGCGAGGCGGCTGCAGGATGAGGCGCGCGCGGAAGGTCTCGTACCGAGTAAGGACGTCGAGGTCGAAGAAGTCCGCGGCGACGGCGGTGTCACGTACGTCACATACAAGACGCGCGTGAAGAAGAAGGCTGGGTCGTAATGGCGATCCTGCTTTCGACCACCTTCGCGAACGCGCTGCTGGCTCACGATGCGACCGCGGCGCAGTCCGCGGTCGCGGACCAGCTTGGCGGCGGCTCACTGGTTGTCTACAGTGGTACGCCTCCTACTGGCCCGAACGAGGCGCTGTCAGGCAACACCGTGCTAGCGACGTTCACGTTTGCGGCGGCGACGGCCTGGTCGGCACCTTCAGCTGGCGTGCAGAACCTGGACATCCCGACGGCTACGGTTACGGCTGCGGCATCTGGGACGGCGACGTTCTTCCGGATCTTGAGCTCGGGCGCTGTGGCGCTGATTCAGGGCACGGTCGGCACTTCCGGCCAGGACTTCAACCTGTCCAGCACGACGATCACTTCCGGCGACAACGTGTCGATCACTGGCACGCCGTCGATCGCCTGGACCGTTACCTAACAGGAGGTCGTCGATGTCCGGCTATACGATGACGCAGGCCGAGGTTCTGTACGGCCTGCCTGGACCAGTTACCAAGAATACCTACACGACTCAGGCGGTGTTCTCCGCACCAGCCGCGACGCAGGATGTAGCTCTAGTCAGGGCCGGGTACTGGCAGGGCGCTCCCGAGGGCTTGGGGCGGCCGATATGGCTGCACGCTGAGGGCACGATCGCTACTACTTCAGCGGCCACATTCAACGGCGTGCTCGGTTGGGATCCGACGCCTGGGACGCTCGGTACCAACATCGCGACCTTCTGGCCCACGCTCGCGCCGACGGCTGCCACGACCTGCCTATGGTTCCTGGACGCCTGGATTACCCCAACACAGATCGGTGCCCTGAACGGGCTATCCATTCAGGTCAACGGTAGGTTCCAAATGTCCGTTACCGCTTCTGGGGTGCTGTCTACGGGTGCTCAGACTGTGCAGTTCCAGAGTGCGTTCACCGGACTCAACCCGGCGAATGCTGCCGCGCTGGAACTGTGGGGTACCTGGTCAGCCAGTGCGGCCGGTAATACCACGACGGTACAGCAGATGGCCCTGTTCGGCCTGAACTGACTCAGTGACCTAGCCGATATGTATCGGGAGGCGATATGACTTGGAGCGTTCTCCAGTCGGCCTCCGGCACGAACTCTTCGCTGACCACTAGTTCGATCTCGGTCACGTACCCCAATAATGTAGCAGCGGGCACCAAGATCATCGCGGCGCTATCTCTCTCTGGCACTCGGACAGTCAGTGCGGTGCAGGACGGGTCAAGCAACAACCTGACACAGCTCGGCGTGGCAGTAAACGGCACCTCTCAGCACACGTTCCTGTATGCGATGGACACGCCTGTCGGGGATGTGGGTACCAAGCCTACGATCACGGTGACGTTTAGCGCTACTAACGCGCCATCTTCACTGTTGCTTCAGGAAGTGTCGGGGCTACTCGCGGGCAACACTAGCGCGATGCTGGACGGCACGCCAGGCACGGGCAGCGGTACTAGCGGCTCCGGCAATGCTGGGCCACCCACGTTCGTCAGTGCCGCCGCGGGCGCGTACCTGGTCTACCTGTACGGCGACGACGGCGGCCCGCTCACCTACACCGGCCCGGCCGGGTACACGGCTGATGCTAATGGTGTTAACTCTAGCCCTGACGCCGACATGGTGATCTCGTACAAGAACAGTACGGGCGGCACGGAGACCGGTTCCTACGCGATCACCGGCACAAGCTGTCAGTGGTCGGTACTTATGGCTGCATTCCAGCTCGCCGCTGGAGGGACGGCTGCGCCACCTGCGCAGCAGCAGTACGGCAGCCGGAACTGGAGGCGTAGGCACCGCCATCACCAGCGGATGCCGACTCAGGTTCTGGCGGTCACACCCGACGCGGTCGGCGCGGGACAGGCAACCTCGGGTGCGACTAGCCTGTCCTGGTCGCATACCTGTGGGCCGAACGCGGCGGTCCTGGCGTGGGTAGTCGTAGGCGCTTTCCCTGATACGGCCAACGCCTTCTCTAGTGTTACTCTCGACGGTACCGCCATGACTCCGCTGGGCAGCCCGGTCCATGATACCGCAGGCAGTCCAGCTGGGTTCGGGCAGTGGTTCGGACTCACGAACGTCGCGGCTGGTACACATACTATTGCAGCCGCTATTAGTGGCGGCGTTCCGGCCGGCACAGGTGCGATGGAAGGCAACTCTGTCTCCTACCTGAATGCGGCAGGCTTCGGTACACCGCAGGCATTCGGTACGTCAAGCGGCTCTACTCCAGCAACGCTGACGCATACTGGCTCCGCGCCGACGTCGATAGTAGCATTTGGGCTGGGCGCAGGCCATCCGATCAGCTCCCCGTCGCCAGGCACCAACCGATGGATCGCCAACCTGAACAACAATACTGGGGCTGACAACGCGGCTATAGCGGACATCCCAGGCGGCGGCTCGAGAACGGTGACGTGGGCGCTCGGCGCGTCCGATGCGTGGCTGATTCAGGCGGTCGAGGTCCTACTGACAGCCTCTGGTCCGGCTACCGAGTCTGGCTCGTTTGCGATCACGCTACCGCTGCTGATAACGACGGTTAGCGGGCAGGTCGTTGAGTCGGGGGCATTCAGCATAACGTTGCCGGTTCTGACGACGACGCTGAGCGGTCATGTGGTTGAATCGGGCACGTTCGCGATCACGTTGCCAGTGCTACAGACCACGCTGACGGGGCAGGTTACAGAGCACGGAGCGTTCAGTATTACGCTCCCGACACTAGTGTCGTCCCTGGCTGGTACGGCGCAGCAGACTGAATCTGGTACGTTCGCTATCACGCTGCCAGTATTGAAGACGACACTGACCGGCTCGGTTACTGAGTTCGGCACATTCGCGATTACGTTGCCAGCTCCGAGGACGACCCTTACGGGTACGGCGCAGCATACAGAGTCTGGCGCGTTTACGATTACGCTGCCCGTCCTGAAGACGACACTGAACGGCCATGTTGTTGAATCAGGCGGCTTCGGTATAGTACTGCCGACGCTACACACCTCACTGACAGGCACAGCACAGCATACGGAATCTGGTACGCTCGCGATTACGCTGCCAGCATTGAGGACGACACTGACTGGGACGGACTCAGGCGCGAACACTGAGACCGGCTCATTCATCATTGTCATTCCGCCCGGAATGCGGCAGCAGCCGTTTGGTGCTATTCTTGTTAGACTGCCGACGTTGATCACGAGCCTACAGGCTAAGGTTGACAATTGGAATGGTCCGTTTGCACTGACGCTACCGAAGGTAACGACGGCGATTGCGGCTCGTATCGCAACGAAGCGCGGCGCGTTCAATATTCAGCTCCCAACGGCGGTAGCTTCCCTAGTGGGACACACGCAGCTGACTATTACAGGGACGCCCAGCTTGGTTTTGCCGTCGCCGGTCTTCAGCCTTAACGCTGCACGAGTTAGCGACGGACCGCTAAACCTTGTGTTCAACCCGACGATGATGATGCGCGACCCAGTGTGGTTGCATCGGAGCGTGCTAGCTGTAGAGATCTCGGCACCCGAGCTAGTGTTGGCTGGAAGTGTACAGCATGAGCCGGAACGCACGTCAGGTTGGGCGCGGGCGAAGCGTTCACGTCGAGAACATAGGCGGCAGCTGAAGGCGGGCCGCGAGCAAGCAGCTACACGGGACGCATTGGGAGAGGAAGGCGACGATCAATGAGCCTGGGAAAGAGGCATCATGGGTAACAGTTCGAACACATGGGCGATGCCGGCAGATGTCCTGAACATCACAGGACAGACGGTCACGCTTCAGCAGGTACAATACGCCGGGAGCGTTATCGATCTGTTCACTGGTCGCCCGTACACGTTCGAGTGGACGGATCCAGGCTCGCAGGACACGATCACATACAACTGGTTCGAGAATGTCGGTGCGACGGACACCTACTATCTCAACCTCGCCGTTGTGTATCAGGTCGTCTGGATGCAGCAGCAGCCGGACATGTACTCGCGCCTCGACCTGGATTCCATCCAGACGATGCGGGCGCCTATCAGGTTGAAGAATGGCAACGCCCTGATGCTGGGACCTTTGGCACGGAAGGCGTTGGCTCGCGTTTCTTGGTTGCGCAGTCGTGCGATTCATGTCAGGTCTCCATTCGAGGACCTGTACGCGGCGAACAGTGTCAACTTCGGCGAGTACGTTTTCCCGTGGAGTCCGATATCTGGATTCGGAGGTGCGCCTGGTGGACCAGACTACTGATGAGGAAGCAACCAAGCAACAATGGTGCTGCTACGCGTGTGAGCGGCCGTTCGAGCATGCGCGGGAGTTGGTCAGCCATCTAATCAGCCTACATAATGAGGCTGCAGGGGAGTTGTGGCGGTAATGTATGCAATCGCGAATACGACCGTATCGATCCTGCGCGGCACGAGTGTGGACAGCTTCGGGGACGTCATTGACAATCCAGTAGCGGTTTACACTGGCGTGCTGGCGTTCATTAGCGCGCCCACGATGAGCCCGCTGCGACCGATCGTGCTAGGCAGCCAGGTATTCGAGCCTGGAATGCCGGAGCCGAGTGTTACGCGGCTGTTCGCCTGCTCCCTGCCATCCGGGACCGACGTAACAGAGAACGATCAGATATGGGACGAGCGGAACAGTGTGTTGTATGAGGTGTACGAAGTAACCGAGCTGGGCGTAGCTGGAGCGACGCCAGATCTGACACTGACCTTGAAGCGAGTCACGACAACCGAGCAGCGCTAGGAGATACATGAACGCGGGTGTGGCTCTAGCTATTGTGACCGCAGTGTCTGGAGTGCTAGCGGTACTAGTCACGTGGCTAGGCTATCGGCTGACCAAGCAGTCTGATGTACAAGCGCGCTCGGACGAGCATATTAAGACGTTGATTAAGGCGGAGCTGGAGCCACTGATTAAGCAGCAGGCTGATATCTTGAGCGGCTTGGGGCAGCTGCGGGATCAGCAAGTGCGGCTAGAAACGGCCCTAGATAAGCAAACCGAAAGTCAAGGGAGGACACTGGATCGACTAGCAGTGCTCGAGACGAAGACCGAGGTGTTCTGGAAGAATGTGACGATGAACGCGACACAGATTCTACACAGCCCTGATCCAGCAAGAGCACATATCGATAAGCTCCTAGAGGCGTTTAGGGATGGAAAGCTGGACGATCGCGGGTACACAGAACTAATGGGCATCCTAGAGAAGGTCGTGGCTTATGAGCCCGGCGATGATTTGGGATTCCCGATACACCCGGGGGAACAGTTCGCTGCGGGAGCCATCCTTGCCGTTGAGGAAGCAATGAGGGCTGGAGAACGGGAGAGGGCGCGCCATGCCTAACGATCCACACGAGTCTAGTTTCATGATGACTGCACAGGCGCAGATCGACACGCTTACTAAGGAGGCGGAGGTACTACGTAAGCAGTCCCGAACCAATCGGATCTGGCGCTGGACACTGATTGTCGTTTGTGTAGCTTTGATCGCTGTGGCGGTCCTGCAGCGACAGAGCGATGTCAATAGCTGCCACAACGCGAACGCCTTTAAAGCGGGCAATGTACAGATCTGGCAGGAGTTTGTCAGGATTGCGCTACCGCCACATGCTCCAGCAGCTAGCGTAGCAAAGGCGAACGCCCTACTGCATGGTGTAGAGACGGTGGACGCGGCCCGCGCCTGCCCTGGGTTCTTCGGCTAAGAAAGGAATCGGTATCATGAATGAAGGTCCAACCGTCGTAGCGTTCGTGCTTCACGTGCTGGGGATCACGCTCGGTGTTGCCCTCGGCTTGCTCGTCGGCGCATGGCTAATCCAGCAGGCCTTTGGAGTGCTTCTGTAGTGTTCCTGCTGGGAACTGTAGCTGCGCACCTACAGCGCATCACGCACAATTATGTGGTGCGCTATCCAGCGCATCCGGGCCGCGAGCAAGATCCTTGGCGAGCGGACTTCGAGGAGTTCAAGCGCCGGCGTAAAACAGGAGGTACGTATCACTGCGACTTTGCGCAGAGCTTCCGCGGCGGCGACTTCTCAGAATGCAACCTTCGACTGCCGCTAGAGGCACACCACTCGGTGATCGAGTATGCGCTCCAGAACGGGGTCGACCTTAAGCTCCTGGAACGATTCTATCCAGGTGTTTCACAAATGGGGATCGGTAAGTGGATCGATTCCGACCAGAACCTGACGCTCCTGTGCGTATGGCATCATAGGGGCCATGGCGGCGTTCACATCATTAGTGCGTCTGATTATGAGGCGTATAAATTCGTGAGAGGACTGATCGGCAATGTATGAAGGCGCAACCCCCACCAAGTTCGGACGGAACCATGTCCTGCCGCGGCTGGAGGCCGAGCGGACGTTCTTCCACCACGACGAGCCGCTCGAGGAGGTCGAGAACCAGATCCCGATCCCAGTGCTCGATCAGGAGGACCTAAACGCGCAGGGCATCAACGTGTCAGTACTCGTACCGGGAGCGCAGCAGGTAGACGCGCTCGGATCCTGCACTGCGCAGGCGACGACCGCGCACATCGCGCAGCTGGCGGTCTCGGCCGGCAAGGCGCTCAGCGACGTCACGCTCCGGACGCCGGGAGGCAAGAGCTTCACACTGTCTGCGTCGTCGCAGACCAACGAGGAGTTCGCGATCGTGTTCTATCATCTGGACACGATGCAGACCGGCGACATCGGATCGGAGTGGCCACCGACCGACTGCGGCTCGACCGGGCAGGACTGCTGCGCGATGGCGATCAAGCTCGGGCTGGTCAAGAACTACATCGCTCCCAACACCATTAAGGGCGCGCTCCTCGCGCTCCAGACCGGGACGGTGATTCAGGGAGCGCCATGGTTCAACTCCTGGATGTCGCCAGACTCGAGCGGGTTCGTCGATGGCGACGGTTCGGTCGAGGCACTTGAGGCCGCGATCGACTCCGGTGTTGCCGGCGGGCACGAGACCTGTCAGTACGGCATCCAGCAGCTCGGGCAGACGAAGGCCGGCGTCGTCGACCTGCAGAAGACGGTCATCAAGGTCCGCAACTCGTGGAGCACTCAGTTCGGCCTCAACGGCGACTACCTGCTCCACGCGTCGACGCTGGATCTGCTGAACCAGTACGTCGACTACAAGCAGATGGTGGTCTAACGTGCGCAGGCGGGCGTATGGAGGCCAGAGGAATAAGCCGCTCACGAACCTAATCGCACGCGTGATCGTGTTCATGTGTGGAATGGAGCCGACGCAACTGAATGCGCTGCGCGATGCACGACGGCGGAACAAGGACGACAACGACGACCATCTCAAGCCTGCATGAAGAGGCCAAAGCGCTCGATAGCAGGCTACGTGCTCGCGATGCTCGTCGTGTGCGGCTTCTTCATCTGGCTGATCAGTCACTTGTGGTCTAGTTTGTAGTCCTCGGTGCGGGCCGACAGCGGCGTCGGCTCGTATCCGGTCAAGAGGGCCAAGCCTAGAAGTCATTTAGTATCGTTCAGTAGTTACTGGATGACCATAGCTTTCCTCGGACGGACTGTTATATCCTTATAGTAAGAACAAGAGCAGTTCGACGGTGGTAGACACCAGGACTGTGATTGTGCCACAGACGAAGAGGACGTGGCGATGCGGGTGTATCTCGACCCCGACGCGATCGGGCATATCGAGGCTGACGTAGGCGAGTTCCTGTTGAACACGCTCGGGCCTCTGATTTATGCCGACGCATATCGCTACGCCCCTAAGCGAACAGGCCGCCTTGCGGAGGGCCTTGAGTACTTTGCAGATGCGTCTTCCTTGATCCTTTACTCCACGGCGCCCTACACGCTGGATGTGGAGTTTGGTCATAGGGTCTATCATCGCTACGCTAGGCGGGTCGGACCTGAGCTGGTTCCAGAGCAGCCCTTCCTCCGGCCAGCACTATACAAGTACCGCTCGCCGACAGACCCGGAAGGTACAGTACCGCTGATTGCGCCTGGGGTACAGCATACAGGTCGGCCTCGGACGCTTGAGGCCTGGCTAGCTAGGCGCGCCGCTGGCCGCCCGCCAAGGCGGCGAGGCTAATGCCGTACCATCCGAATAGCGAACTGGTCGCGATGGCTTGGATAGCTAGCATCCCAAGTACGTTCGGCACGTTCTCGGCGAACATGGTTGCTACGCAGCCGCCGGCGGAACAGAACTGGCCAACGAATGTCGACGGCATCGCGAACTTCATCACGGTAACTGGTATTGGCGGGTCGCCGATGCAGCACACGCCGATCTCGCAGCCGATAATTGAGGTTACGGCCTACGCGACGAAGCCGGGCTCTAACAAGCCGCCATGGTTCGCGGCTAATGATCTGCTGCAGCGCATCTGGCTGGCAACCTACAGCAAGCTGCCTGGAGTCTTCGGTCGCGTGCTCAATGTGGTTTCCAATGGCGTGACTTATGCGCCGGCTAGCTGCATCGAGGCGATGGTACATACTGAGCCACGGCGGCTTTACAGTGATGCTCGGAACTGGGCAAAGTATTCTATGGACATGTCGATCACCTGGAGAGAAGTGGGGTTGGTAGTGCGATGAGCTTTCCGCGCAAGATCAAGGTGACCATGTTCCTCGATCCGATCGTCGTGAACGAGCGCGAGTTTGAGGAGTGGCGCCGCGACGGCATGCTCCAGCAAGACCTAGGCGAGGCGGACGCCGAGGGTGACAACGAGGAGGAGGAAGGAGATGGCGAGCAAGAAGCCGCAGATCAAGATCAAGCGGCCGGGCGCGTTGACGCGCAAGGCCAAGGCGGCGGGGATGTCCCCTCAGGCGTTCGCACGCAAGGTGATGGGGAGCAAGAAGGGAACGTACCCGCCGCTGACGAGGCGCCAGGCGAACTTCGCGCTAGTGGCGAGCAAGTGGAAGAAGCCAGGCCGGAAGGCCGGAAGGACTAGGAGGCGGGGATGACCCTTCTCGCGCTAGGGCCGGGAGTCTCGCCAGGGTATAACGTCCTGACGGGCCACGGTGTACTCAACCTGACCGCGCTGTCGATGGCCGCGATCGCGGGCAACACCGGCATCACGTTCCCGAACATTACTGGCACGACATTGGTGCTGGCCAAGACCGTCACGGGCGACCCTGGCGCGAAGATCACCCCCGGCGCGCAGATTCTCGGCGTGTCGATTGCTCCGATCGCATTCGTGGAGGGGGTAGCAGGCAACTTGTACCTGCTCGGGCCGTTCTTCACGCAGGACTGTCTGCCCGGGACCAACACGATCGAGATGGACTTCACAACGCCGGCCAACCTGTCCGGCATATCCGTCCTGCAGCCTGCGGGCGTTTACTAGGAGGTGAGTGCAACATGACGTCAGCGTATGTGGGGGTCACCCCAGGTAACGTTGTCCAAGGACCTGCTGAGGTCTACTGGGGCATCTTCGGCGCGATCACGGAGCCGCCAGCGACCAACGCAGCCCTGCTGACCGACCCGGTTAGCGCCGGTGGTGCGGGCTACACGGACTTCGGCGCGACGATGGGTGGCGTCTCTTGGGACGTGGCCTACACGTACGGCCAGATCAAGGCGGATCAGGTCATCGACCCGATCGGCGCGCGATTGACCGGCCGGGCGATCACGGTGACGATGTCGCTGCTCGAGGCGACGCTGGCCAACCTGAAGGCCTCGATGAACCAGTCCGCGACGATTAACGTCGGCAGCGGGATCTCAACGTTGGACCCTGGCGGCGCGGTTGCTGCGCCTGGTCTTACCACGCCGCAGATCACGCAGCCGACGTACGGCGCGCTGATCATCGACGGTTGGGCTCCGGCGCTCGGCTCAGGCGTTGCAGCGCGGCGCAGGTTCATCCTGCGTAAGGTGCTGAACGATATCAAGGCAACGGCGAAGTACGACCTGGTCACCCAGACGGTTTGGGCCTGCACGTTCACGTGCTACTACGTGAGCAGCTCGATCTCACCGTTCATCATCGAAGACCAGACGGCCTAACCCAATCCCAACTAGGAGGAGCTATGGCGGACACCAGGCAGTCCGGCCCGTCGGGAGTGATTGATGTCGCTCCCGATGCGGTCGGCGTCCTTCACCTATCAAGTAAGACCGAGGCGGAAGAGGTCGAGTACCTCACGCTCTTCGAGATCGACGACCGAAAGTTCGAGGTCCCGAAGAACCCCTCGCCTACAGTCGGACTGAAGTACCTGCACATCATGAAGCATGAGGGCGAGGGCGCTGCCGCGTACTACATGCTGACCACGATGCTCAGCGAAGAGGGCTACGAGGCCCTCATGAACTACGAGGCCTTGACGAGCGACCAGTACGACTTCATTCTGACGGCGGCTGTACGGATCGCGACTGGCAAGACCGAGCGCCCAAAAGGCCCGAAGAACCGCCAGAATGGGCGCTCAGGACGGCACAGCTGATATGGATCGCGGATTGTCTCGACAGCGTGTGCAGCGACATGAGCGCGCTGCATCGAGTTACGGACATCCGCGAGCTCGATGGACCGACGTTCTTCAGGCTGGCCTATCGCCTACCGGCCTACGAGGGCGCTGCGCGCGTGGATCTGGAAGGCTGGATAGCGGATGCGCAAGAGGCAGAGGAGCTGGCTATTCAGCAGCAGATGCCGCCGCTATACCCGAACAAGGTCGCTACAGGCGAGCAGCCGATAGCCACTACACCATTGTCAGAGCCTCCGCAAGAGGATCGCGCAATGACGCTGGAGGAGCTAGAAGTGGCAGGGCCTCCAGCGCCGATGTTTGGACAGAACGTGCCGGTGTTTGAGATCGTGCGGATTCCTAAGGAGTAGCTAGTGCCTGGGTTCAAGGTCGCAGATGGCTACGTTGAGGTTGACGTAGACTACGCAGCCTTGGACAAGAGTGTTGCAGGCCTAGAGGCTCGCCTTAAATCTATACGGGCAGCGATCGCGGTAGATCCGACAGTCGACCAGAAAGCGGTCGACAAGGCACTTGCTGAAATACAAGTTAAGCTGAACGCGCTAAAGATTAAGGCGCTGTCTACTAGTGGGATCGATCGGACGGAGCTTGATACTGCGCTGGCCGAGATCCAAGCGAGGCTGGAGGCTTTCTCGGCCGTCGCGAAGGTCAACCTTGAGGTTACCGGCGTTCCGAAAGCGATGGCTGAACTGCAGCTCGTGCGGGCCGCAGCGGATGAGGCGGCTGGTGATACTAGCGGCGGCGGCTTCACCGGCTTGACAGTAGCCGGCCGCGGATTCTGGGGAGTGCTCGGACTGCTAGGAACAAGGGTCCCGCTGTTCGGCGGGTATCTTAGCAGTATTCCATTCCTAGGGGCCGTCAGCGGGTTCCATATTCTAGGTGACGCAGTCGCTGAGGTGCTCGCTGAGGTTGTGCCGGCAGGGATCGCTCTCGGAGTGTTTGGCGTAGCGGCCTCTGGAACCATCCGCGATATCGTGCGCCAGGAGCAAGCCTACGCCACGGTCAATGAGGCCCTCAAGACATCGTTCCCAGGAGTCGCGTCCGGGCTACAGAAATTCACAGACTCCGTTAAGCCGCAGGTGTATGTGCTGTTCGGTGAAGCGCTCGACACGATCAACAAGCACACTGACCTATTCCAGACTTTGGCCAAGGGCACCGGCTCGGTGCTAGATCAGCTGGGAGCGCGTGCGGAGCTTGCTCTTGGAGGCAGCGGCCTTGAAGGCCTGCTCGGCAAGGGTGTTCAGGACGTGCAGCAGCTAGGCACCTTCATTGGTAACGTCTTTGGGATCTTCGGTAACCTTCTTAAGGCGATGCCTGGATACGCCCAGTATCTTTTCGGAGCCCTGGATAGTGTCAGTGCGGCGATTGAGCACATTACGGGCAGCTCGATAGTGCAGACCTTGCTGCAGATTGGTCTGGGCTTCCATGGGATAGTCCTGTGGGGCGGTCTAGCAGCTACTGCAGTGATTGCGCTAGGAAAGTCTAACCTAGTTGCTTGGGCCGGCGGCGTAGTAGTCAATCTGGCCGCGCTAGGGCTCGAGATGGCGCAAGTAACGACGGAGTCTGGACTATTGGCTGGCGCGATGGTTGCGCTGGATGCGGTTAATCCGGTCTTTTGGGTAGGACTTGCGATTGCTGGCCTGACGGCTTTCGTGATATGGCTGGTCAATACAAAGTCGGCAGCTCAACAGTCGTATGACGCTGTGGAGAACTTGGCAACCGCAGCTAGTTCATTCACACAAGTGACGAACGTGCTTACTCAAGGGTTGCAGCAGACTAATTCACAGCTGAAGGAAGTTCCGAAGCGGATCCAAGTGATGACCATGGGAATGCATGGGCAGATCTCGGCTGGCGTACAGCAGAACATGGTATGGTCGCAGCTGCAGGGTAATGCGAAGGCGTATACGAGTCAGCTAGGCCTGCAGTCAACCCGGCTAGGCGAGCTGAACAAGATCACCGGCAGTACTGCGAATACTCAGTCCGCGTTCGCAGCTATCGGTATCAAGAACTATGACCTGGCTAATCTGAGCGCCTCGGCCTATAAGCAGGTGACTGAAGAGGTCCAGGCCTATCAGAATGCAACAATACAGCTAACTGGATACACTGCCGGTCCGGCGCGAGCCGCGCAGAACGCGTTGACCAATATGTACATGCAAGAGACCGTACCGGCGATTCAGAAGGTCACGAACGCGGAGACTGCGCTAATGGCAGTGATCACCGGCGGCGCGTCCGCATATGACCAGTTCCAGCTGAACATCGCTACCCTGAACTCTAACCTAGGCGCGGCTGAGAAGACTGTAGGAACGGCCAGCCATTCGATCGACGGCATACGCTCTAGCGTGTCTCTCGCCGGCGCGGCTATGGGGGGCACTAGCCAAGCCAGTTACGCGCTGAATCAGGCGTTCTATTCACAGGTGACTGCAGGCCAAGGTGTCATCTCGGCGCTCATGCAGCAGAGCATCTCGACCAAGGACCTCTCTAAGGTTGTGGCAACTACTGTAGGCCAGATGCTACAGTATGCGGGGAGTAATACGGCAGCGCGCTCGACACTCGTTGACCTGATCAACAACGCGCTCGGCCCGGGTACGGTTACGCTTAAGAGCCTGAACCAGTGGGTCGGCACGAACTCGGTGTCCCTGTCTACGATGAACGGGATCGTCGGGCAGTCAACAATCAAGGCTGGCCAGCTCAATAGAGTGCTATCGACGACCCTACAAAATATGCAGGCTGTCGCGCTGTTCCAAGCTGCAGGCGGACAGCAGGCCTGGAACACCTTTGTAACTGATGTCCAGTCAGGCAAGACACACTCTGATGCCTTCCGAACGTCGACCGAGCAGGTCATGCAGCAGCTGTACATCCAGAGTAACAATAGCTTGCCTGCCGCAAAGAGGGCTTTTGAGGACTTCG